AGATACTCCTTCCTTATTTTGCAATAGATTGGTGGTATGTTTGCATTTAAATAAGCCATAATTTTTCATTATTTTATTTCACCCCAGTTAGGACCGGATTCATAATCAACTTTATTAGGAACTTCTAAATCTACTGCCTGTTCCATTATTTGTTTTATTTTAGCAGCTTGTGATTCTGATTCAATAGAAAAATCTAGTTCATCATGTATTTGTATATGACCTATTAAACCTTCTTTATATAGATCAACCATTGCTTTTTTAGTCATATCTGCAGCACTACCTTGAATTAATTTGTTTAATGCTTTGTAAGTAAAGGCTCTTCTTGTTGGATTACCATGCCAATAATTTTTTTTAGGTTTACCATCTTTGTCTTTAATAACATTACCTTCAAAATCTTTTAACACTGGTCCCATTTCTTTTAACTCCAACATTCTTTCATGGTCTTCAGCCGGTACAAATGTTCCCCAATCTGCTCCTCTTAATACAGGTTCATATTTTGGAAAACGACATTTTCTATTTAAAAGAGTTCTAATTTGTGCTCTCTCTTGTGCTGCTGACATTACTTTGTTCATAAGTTGTTTAACAAAAGGTGCTTTACCATGGTATTGTGTAAATAGTTCTTCTGATTTTTCTTTACTAACACCTAACTGTTCCATCAATTTAGTTTTACCCATACCATAAAACAAACCTAGGTTAATTGTTTTAGCTTGACTTCTTGGAATAGATGCCATCTCTGCAACAATTTTGTGAAAGTCTGTTGAGGGATCATTCTCATATGAATCTGCAATTGAATTTACTGAAGGCAAAGAAAATTTTAAAGCATAGTGTGCAACCAATCTTGGTTCCTGTTGCGAGTAGTCAAATGTTCCCCACTTACAACCTTCTTCAGGTATAAATAAAGACCTTATTAAAGGCCCTGTTTCCGGATCCCTGGCGGGTATCTGCTGTAAGTTAGGATTAGAATAACTAAATCTTCCTGTAACTGTTCCTCCATCATCAGATCGTATTTGATTTATATCTGCATGAATTCTACCTTTATGTTCATGTTTAATGATTGAATCAATAAATGTAGTTCTAATCTTGTTTATTTTTCTAGCTTCTGCTATCATGTTGACTACAGGATTTTTATGTTCATTCAAGAAACCTTTAGTAAAAGATGGTTCACCCGTAGGTGTTTTAGAATATGTTAAATTTAATTTATCAAAAAGTGGAGCAATACTTCTTGCTGCCATTAATTGAATGTCTACTCCTGTTTCTATTTTTATTTGTTGCAACAAGTTTTCTTCTTTTATTTTTAATGCTGTCTTCAACGTATGAGCTTTTTGAACGTCTACTCTTACTCCTAAAAAACGCATGTCAACTAAACAAGGAAAGAGATCAGTCTCAAGATTAAATATATCCTGAAGATCATCTTCAATAATTACTTTTTTTAATTTCTGCCAAAGTTTAAAAGTTAGTTCAGCATCTTTTTCACCATATGCTCCGACTTCCATTGCAGGCATTCTCCACATTTCAGCTTTAGGATCTAATCCTCTTTCTTTAGCAGCTTCATTTAATTTTGTTTCATTCTTACCTTCACTTAAATGATGCCAAGATAAAGTATTAAGTGTAAATGAAAATCTGTTCTCATCAATTAAGGATGCTGCAATCATGGTATCTACAATTAAACCATTGATTTTTATACCTAAATTTCTAATCCAAGATACATCATACATTGCATTATGAAATATTTTTGTAGCAGGTGATTCACAAATATCTTTAAACCACTCTAAAGTTTTCTTACGATCTAAGTTTGGACCAATTTCATGTGCTATTGGAAAGTATCCCTTATATCCATCTACAGCCACAGCAATACCTACAACTTCACCATTACCTATAATGGCCCCTGAACCCTTACTCTTTAAATCTGGATCTCTTGTCTCTAAGTCAATTGCAATCTCGTCTGCTCCTCGAAGATCAGGATACTCATTAGGCATTACCCATTCTGTTTGGACTGTAATCATTTTTTCTCCTTTTCATAATCTTTATATTCTTTTATTAATTTTTCTGATGGATGATATACTTCAACATGACAATGGCAATTAGGGCAAGATAAGTTACTAACCATATCATATTCTTCATTGTCTTCAGTATCGTGATCACCACCCCATATTAATTCTTTATCACAATGCCAGCAGTTCATTATTTTTTCTTTAAGTCTTTCATTGTTTTAATTTGTAATTCACAGTAATGAATTATTTTCTCAAGGTCTTGTATTCCCGCTTTATCTTTATAGCGACACACATACTTTATAACATTCCCTTGAAAAAAAGAAAGGTCGTTTTTAGAAATAAATTCATAAGGTTGAATATTAAATTTCTTATAATGGGATCCTCCAATTTGTTTATCTTGTGGAAAAGAATCATTAAATATATCTTTGTGTGTCATTTTAATACCTCCATTATGTTAATTACGAAAAATGTTAATGTTACTGTTATTAATATGTCGGATGTTATTATCCTCATAATTGATACCCCTTTCTTTGTTTGTCTAGTTTTAGTTTATATAAATTGTTACGTGCTCTTGTAGTTCCCACATACCAAACTCTATGTTCTTCATCTTTTTTATTTTGATTTTGATTAATAGATTTAATTATTTTATCTCCCATATCTAAACATAGAATTACATTATCTTGTTCTCCCCCTTTAATAGCATGAACAGTAGATAACCATATTCTTGCAGGCTTTTCTAAATTTTCTTTGTTCTCTAATAAATGTAATAGATATTCTTTGTCATCATCTTCGGCTAATTTAAAAGCTTGAAACCAGTTCTGATCTGGTTTCCATTTATATTCTCCTGTAAAATCTTTTATATCTTTTATCTCTTCTTCAGCTAATTCTTTACCTTTACACCATGCATTGTAGTTATTCATAGCATTATACATTCTAATTTTTATACTTTTACCTCTGTTACTTTCAAAATATAGACCTTTATCAATAAGCATTTTATGTATTTTTAAAAGCTTTGATACTGTTCTGGTTAATATAAACCATTTATTCTTAGTTAAATCTATTTCATCTAGATTATAAATGTCTTCACATATACCTTTTTCATCTCTTGGATAATATTTTTTTAGTTTTCTTATACCCACTATATTACTTATAGGTATTGTTGATTGTGCCTGTACTGCTTTAGATATTCTTTTAGATCTATTTAAAACTCTTTCTTTTGCAGGTTCTTGTATAAATCTTTTAACATCTGCTCCAGCCCATTCAAAGATAGCTTGATCATCGTCACCCGCTAAGTATATATCTTTAGTTTTAGCTTTTAAAATATCATACAATTTCCATTGCAAAGGAGATAGATCTTGAGCTTCATCTATAAATACTACATCAAAGTTTGGAATTTTATCTGACTTATCAACTAACATTTTAATCATGTCATTAAAATCAAAAAGGTTTTTCTTATCTTTATATACTAGTAAGTTATCATGTATGTGTTTTAAAGTTTTCCAATTAACATTTTTTGTATCGTGTTCTTCTAAATCAAACTGTTCTCTTAAACTTACACATCTGTTAACTGCCTTATGTATTATTTGAAAATATGGATTATCAAAACCAAGATAAAAAGATTCATCACTGTTATATCGATCATAATATTTAACTTGTAGATTTACTTTTTTACCAAAATCTTCGTAATGGTAAGGCTGCATTACATTATCTTGATTTATATTATCTAAACAATCAAAACCTAATGAATGTAATGTTCTAAAGTAACTTAGTCTTCTAGGTGATACTGGTGACATTCTCTCTTTTGCTTCACCTGCAGCTTTTTTAGTAAATGCAAAGTAACCTATTTTATCTAAAGGTGTACCGATTCTAATGTACGCCTTAGCTCTAGATATTAAACGATAGGTCTTACCTGTACCTGGTGGACCATAGTATTTATAAATCATACTATCTGATCTTCCCGTTCTATTTTAATAGTTTCTTTTACTTCTTCTGGTTTATCAAAAATAAACAAAGGTATCTTTGCAACTCTTATAGGTTTAAAATATTTTCCATCATCATCTTGTCCTGGAAATCTTTTCTGTTTACCAAAGAAAGCTTTCTTATCCTCATCTGTTTCTGAAGTGTTATCAAATAGTTCATTAGATATCATATAAGATGTTTTCTGTGCATCATACTTCCACTCTTCATTTTTTAATTTGTCAAAAAATTTATCAAATACAAACCATGCAAAATCTGATTCTACTAATGGTCTACCACTTTCAAAAGACATGTAGCTTGTTGCCTGAGGCCCATATATATGCTTTTCTAAAAGTTTTTTAAGAACTTCTATTGGACTTGTACCTTCCGCAGGTTCTATAATTTCTATCTTATCCTTCGGACTACTTAATGTTTTTAGTATTGTCTTAAACTGCTCTTGTTTAATTGTAGGTGCTACCACTAATGCTTGTTCAAATAACACAGTTACAAATTCATTGATCTGAGTTAATTTATAAGTATTTTTAAAATGAAGTTGAACGTTTTCATCGTCTTCATCTTTTACAGTTAATCTCCACTCTGGATTAGGTTTATAATTTATTTTTTGTAAGTTACTTAATTCAGGAAAATTAGGTTTACCATCTGATAGAACACCGTAAGGTCTTTTTGTACATAAAGCCTTCATACAGTTTGGTGCTAGAAGTGGATCTGTACATGTAAAACCTTTCTTTTGTTTCTCCCAGTTTTTTATTTTTGATTTAATATGATCATCTGTCCAATGTTCATCAAAAGAAAAATACTTTCTACCTGCTTGCAATACCATTTTTTGCCAACTATCAGGATATTTTTTCTTAGCAAACACCATGTAGTTATATAAAAAACGATCTCTACCATCGGTAAAAGTCATAACTTCTTTTGTTAATTTTTGTAGACAAGGTGG